GTGCCGCCCTGTTCGCCATCGGCCTTCCACGCGCGGTAGCGCTCGGCTTCCTCGCGCATCCCGGCGGTTGGCATCAGGTCGATCTCGGTGCCGTTCACGCTGGCCATTAGGCGTCATCCTCCATCGGTGCTTCAGTGTCGGGGAATAGCTGCATCTGCTGCTGCCCGGCACCGGTCACCTGCGTTGGGTCGCTGTCAACCACGATGCCCATTTCATCCAGCTTGGCCAGCTCGGACTGACGCGCCAGCAGCAGCTCATCCAGGTCGCCGCCCTGCTCAGCCACCACATCGGCAAGGGTCTTAAACCCACACCGCACGGCCTCCTTGTATGCGGCCACCTCCTTCGCAGGGTCAACCCATGCCCAGCCGCGCGGCATCCAACGCGCAGCCTTGAACCGCTCCGGCTGCTGCTCGTAGCCCGGCAGCGCCAGCGCATTGCTGAGCACTGCAAGGTCCAGCCACTCGCTGAACACCCGCCGGTGGAAGTTCTCGATCAGCCACGACTGCAGGATGCGCCAATGGTCGCGGTCTTCGATCAGGCTGAGTCGGCTGCTGCTGTAGTTGGTCTGGCTGAAGTCGCGGCTGATCGTCTCGTAGCTGCAGCCGATCCCTGCCGCCATGGCCCGCAGCATCGCGCGCAGGAATGGTTCAAACTGTCCGTCTGGTGCGTCTAGGCTCGGCACTGTGATCTCCTCGCCAGGGTTCAAATACTTGAAGACCCCCGGCTCGAAGTTGCTCACCCGCTCGCCGTCCATCACGTCATCACCGATCAGCTCGCCCTCCGGGCTGGTGATGAATCCCATCAGCGCGCTGCTGGCCCGTGCGCGCACAACCTCGGCCTGCTCGTAGCCGGCCAGATGATGCAGGCGTTGAATGGCGCTGGCGAACCACGTAACGCCACGCGTCTGGCCCGGGCGCTCGGAGCGGTACAGGTGGATCACCTCCTCTGCAGGAATGCGCTTGTGCCGCTGCGTGCTGATCTGCTGGTTGCTGAATTGGTAATCGCCGGGGTGATACGCCAGGAAGTGGTAGGCGATCGGCCTGCCCCAGCCGTCCACCTCAACACCCATTCGGATCTCGTTGCCCTGCTGGCTGCGGCCGTTCAGGCCATCATCCAGCTGGTCCGCTTCGATCACCTCCATCGCCAGCGGGATGGTGCTGCCGCCGAAGCTCTGCCGCACCAGGCGGATGAACACCTCGCCGCTCTCCGCGCACGCACGGATCACGAGGCGCTCAATGTCGGCAAAGCAGAGTTTCCCGCCGGTGTGGCAGTGCTGCGCATAGCTCCATCGCTTCCACGCTGCCTCGATGGCATCATTGATGCCGGTGTCCAGCTTGCCGCCGCGCTGCATCCGCACCTGGCTCTGGAACGGGATGCCCTGCCCGATCACGTTGCCCTCAATCGCGCGCAGTGCCTGCCGCGCGTAGTCGTTATCCCGGCACAGCTGCCGCGCACGATCGCGCAACTTCTGCGCCGAGCCGTACACCTCGCTGTCGGCGCTGGTGTTGCTGGTCACCCAGTCCGCCGTCAGCCTGCTGAACTGCGCACCCTGATACATCCGTCGCCGTGGTGCCGCCTGCGCGGACTGTGCCTTGCGCTTCTTGGCCATCAGGTGAACCTCACGAACAGGCTGTGCGGATGGCCAAGGCCATTGGCTGCCAGATCAGCTGCCTGCTCGCGCTTGACCTCAGCCTTGAGCTTTGCCTCAAGCTGCAGCAGCTCAGTGAGTGGCAGCTTCTTCAGCCGCCTGCTGCCGATCGTGTACTCAGCCACCGCGCCGCCGGCGACCATCGCGCGGATCGCACCCTGCACTGCATCCAGATCCTGCTGCGCCTGGCTGCGGCCATCAAATGCGCCGGGACTTCCGGCATACTGAAGCGCGCGCAGCACCTCCAGCTGCCCGGTGCCCAGCGTGATCTTCTCGGATCCGGCAGTCGCAATCGCCTGCCAGTACCACTGCCCTGCATCAAACCCGGTAGTGGTGCCAGCCGCTAGCGTCACTTCCCAGCCCTGACCATATGCGGTGCCAGCTACTGTCGCGCCTTCGCTAGCTGTATTGGTCCTCAGGTAGTACGTCAGCGTCCATGTGCCGCTGCTGATCGCATTGCCAAACGCATCCACGCTGGCATCATCCCGCCACTTCACCGTGTCACCGGCTCGGAATGTTGATGGGATGTTCACCGCTACCAGCCGCTGCAGATGCCTTAACTGATGCTAGCGACGCCCTACATTCACCATCCGCTAACGAATCCACCGCCTCTAGATGGTGGCGTCGTGGGTCGCCTCTGCGGCGTTGGCGCCTTGGTCAGTTGTCCCTCCAGCTGATCCCACATCGTCGCGCGGTTGTAACGCCTGGCCACCAGCTGCAGCGCCGCGTAGGCGTAGCGCGTGCAGTCGCCGCCTTCATCCCGTGCGCCCTTCGGCAGGATCCAGCTGTAGACCGTCTGGCCCTTGTCCCGTTTTGGCATCCGCTTCCACGGGAACAACTCCGACAGGAACTGATCCGTAGCAGCGGCGCCAAGGTGCAGGTATCCCGGCCCGGGCTGCTCCACTCGCAGCCGCCCCTGCAGGTGGTTCACGCTGGCGTCATAGCCGACGTGGTAGAGCATCACGCCCTTTTTGGTGGTCTGGTTCTTGCGGTTCACGTCCACCGGCGTACCGCGGCCGAGGATCGGCTTCCCCTTCTGCGCTGCGCCCTTCATCGGCACCCATTGCGCCGATCGCGTGCGGCACCACTCGCGCACCTCCTGCGTAGCGATGCCGCCGTCGTCGATGCCGCCGATCGCCACGCGTAGCTCCGTCCCGTCGTCGCGCTTCCACTTGGTCGCCGCGATCTGATCCAGCTGCGCCAGCGTCTCAGCCTGCTGCGGGTCGCCGTCGATCTCGAAATGGCCAAGGTGCCAGCCCTCCTCGCCGCGGCCCCAGCCCCAGAACGTCACCACCAGTCGCTCGCCAACGGTGCCGCCGCCGCCCTGCACGTCAACGCCAGCAGTGATCAGCAGCACGCCGTTGGGCACTGTCCCGACCGCGTAGCCGTTGCCGGCGCCCGTGGCCTTGCGCCTCTCGGCCAGCCCGTCGCCGGTGAGCTTGCCTGCCAGGGTGTCCTCCCAAGGCTCTCCTAGCACGGTGTTCCTGAACGTCTGCATCGCGTCCGGGTCGCCCTTGCGCATCTGGTCCAGCGCTTCCGCGTGCTCGCGGATCAGGATCGTCCAGTCCGCTGCCGGGCTGTAGCTGTAGCCAGCCCACAGGTGGTAACTGCGCAGGCCCGGCTGCTGGCTCACGGCAGTCGGTCGCCACTCGCCGCGCTCAACCATCCACCGCTTCTTGCTGTGCGGTATCAGCTCGGTGCAGTTCTCGCAGCGGTAGCAGCCAGCCGCTGATCCCTCGCGCTCCATCTGCTCCCAGCGCAGCACCTGCATCGTCTGGCAGAACGGGCACGGCACGAAGTACCGCCGCTGATCACCACGCAGGAACCACTCCTCGGTCTTGCCGCCGACGAAGATCGGCGTGCCGCCCATCCCGATCTTCCGGTCCCAGTAGTAGTCCGCACGGTTGCGGCCGAGCTTGATCGGATCGCCCTCGTCCAGTCTTGGGTAGGCGTCCACCTCGTCGAACAGGACGACCTTCCTGGACTTGCGCCGGAAGCTCCGGCCGCTGGCGGCGTTCACGATGTCGATCAGTCCGCCGTTGCTCAGCTGCTTCAGCAGGATCGTGTTGCTTGCGGTGTTGCGCGCCTTGCTCTCGCTGATCAATCCACGCAGCACCGGCGTGTCCTCGAACAACGGCTTGATCTCTTCTTTCGAGTAGCCCTCCGCGTCCTCCTTGACCGGCTGAACGATCATCACGGGGCTTGGATCCTGATGGCTGTAGAACTGCACAGCAACGCCCAGCATCTTGGTCCAGCCCACCCGCGCGGACTTCATGATCGCGATCGTCTCCACCGTTGGATCAGTGAAGCAATCCAGGATCTCGCGCTGATACGGCAGCGTGTTCCACCTGCCCTTCTCGGCAGCGTTGCCGGTCATCACCGCAAACTGATCGGCGTACTCGCTCAACCGCAGCCGCGGCGGTGGCTTGAAGCCCGCCAGGATTTGCTGCGTCAGCTGCTGGATCATGCCTGCACCTCACCAGCGGCCAGCTCCTCAAGCGCCTCGCGGATCAGCTGCGTGATCACCTCCACCTCGTCGATCTCAAGGTGCGGGATCCTTGCCCGTACCACTGACGGCACTCCTAGCAGCTTGGTGCGTGTCATCGCCACCGCTGCCGCCCATGCTTGGATGACGTCATCCCTGCGCAGCAGCTCGCGCTCCTTCTCCTGCCGCGCCAGCTCAGCCAGCATCCGCTTCTCGCGTTCATGCCGCGCGCGTTCCTCGTTGTAATCCGGGACGTCGCTCTCGGCCACGCGGACGGTGCGGGTTGAGGTTGGCTTCACCCGCTCGGCAGCCGGCCGCAGTGGCTTCGGGCTGTTCTTCTGCTCCCGTGTCATCTGCTGCCATCGCTCCTCCAGCCCGTCGCGCTCAATCCACGGCGCACCATCAGGTCCGGTCGTTGTCTCCAGCTCGCCTGACTTCACTTTGCGGTAGATGCTGCCGCGACTTTTCAGTCCCAGCACCTGAGCCGCCTTGGCGACGGTTATGAGCACTGCCTAGCCTGTCACACCTGTCACAGACTAGGCGGCAAGTGTGACAAGGCCAGCGATGGGTAAGGGGA